CTCCTTATGCTGCTGCGAATGTTATATATCCTGCTGATTCAAAAGACATTGAATATGTTGCTTCACCATTATATTCACCAGCATACTCTAATGAAGTGATTTGAAAAGCACCAGTATAAGTACCTAAGTTTGGTATTATAAATTCAAATGATTCAAATGCTGCTGTTTGTGCTGATGAGCCATCTGAAGTATTTTGCTGTGCTGCAAAAGCAGTTCTAACTGCAACTTCTGCTGCTGAATCTGTAAATACTCCTGAACCACTAACAGATAAACTGTTTACACCTGCACCTGCTAATAAAGTTCTAGTACCAAGACTATCTTTATTAGTAATGTCTACTGATTCGTCATTAAGTGTGATTGATGTAGACCTTAAACCACCAATAGTAGTTTTAGTTCCACTGATGTCAATTTTCATTAAGACATCTAACCCTTTTTGTGCTGCCATTTTTTTCTCCTATAAAATTAGTTTGTTCCTAATATTATTGCACGAAATCGCATGACTCCATGTCTAGTGACACCATCTGGGTCTCTCATTATATCACTGTATTCAAATCTAAGATTAATTAGATTAAATCCAGTAACAGTTAAGTTTATATCATGCAATAAATCGTGTATCTTGTCCATTATTTGTTTGGTTTCTTTAGAACCTTTATATTGTGACCAAATGTGTATGTTGATTGTGTATTCCCCACCATCTAAGTCTTTTGTTCCATAATCAATAGCAGTTTCTTCTCCAAGTGTAATGAAAGGGTACGTATTACCTTCTATAACTTCGTCATATACACCACAAGATAGTGTAGATGTGATAGCACTTACATTAAGAGCAGAATACACAGCACTTTGTAATTGAAATTGTCCTATGCTCATTTCAATACACCTTTTTTAAACATACGCTCTATTTTTCTTCTATTTTTTTCTAATGCTGGTTGCATGAATGGTCTTTCAGTCATTTGTGTTGTACCAAACTCTAGTGCCTTAGAATATGGTGCTGCTGATATTATTTGCCCAATAACAGTACCATTTGCTTTTACATCTACATTCATAGTTATTTGACTTACTAAAAATCCTGTGTCACTTGCAGGTGGTTGATTAGGTGCTGATGCTCTATGACTTCTTCTTGGTTCATATTTTTGATATAACTTTCCAGTACCACCTTTCATAATGCTTTCTTTTGCAGTGTTTTGTACCATCATAGTTCCACGAGTTACATATTCTTTGACTTTGTTATCCTGCAATTTTTTATTTAATTTTTTATTAAATTCTTTTAAATTTGTTATCTTGAGATCAACACTCATATTGCCACACCTTCTTCGCATAACAATTTAAGAAATCTATCTCTTTCATCTACATTAACAATGCCTTTGATATTAAAATTACGACTGCCATAAGTTACCCTACTGTTAGTAGATATATTCTTCATATAACGAATTGTAACCTCGTGTGTGACCTTTTCTTGGACTATCCCTTGCCTGTATATACTATTGGCATTCATAGGCTTTATATTGGCGTAGATAAATGTAACTGGTGAATAGGATTGTGATAGACCACCACCAGCATCACGAGTATTAGTAGCATTTTCTACTTTAACTCTATATCGCATTTTGCCAATAGAGTTAGACATTTATCCCAGTGCCATTAAAGATGATGAACCTAATCCTCTGTGTACAACATAAGGTGCATACAAACTTCTTAACATAGGTGGATAAGGTAACTTAGCATCATACATATCTCCTCTGTGTTCATAAAGATATGCTATGTGTTGTAGTATTCCTAATCTTAGTGGTTCAGGTATGTTGTATTGTGATGTGTAACCTGCTACGTATTTAACTTCTATAGCGTTTGCTACTCTTAATGCAGTTGGAAAAGTAGCACCAGTTCTTAAAACTACTCTTGCTGGTTCTCTAGCGTTATCTACATAATAATCTGTACTAGCAAAGGTAGTTGCTGTATCTGAATCATCATAAGTCTTTATATGTGTAACAGAAGCTACTGGTGATCTCGGTAAAACTACATAATTTTTATAGTAATTTAAGTATGGACCAGTACGTACACCTTCCCATAAAGGGTCACTTATATCTTCAAATGCATCAATAAATAATGTTAGAGTTTGTGTCATTAATGCTCTACCAGTATGTTCCTCACAAAACCTTCTAGCTGTTTCTATGAAAGGTCTTATGATTCTTTCATCAGTAGAATCATCAACTCGTAAATATTCTTTGACTTCTTGTAATGTGACTGGCTCTTGGGTTGGCTCTACGCTTACTTTTAATCCTGCCATTAGACAAATGCTCCTATGACTTGTGAAGCTATGATTAAAGCATATAAACCCCAAATCTGTTGTTCTATACGAATAAATCGTTTAGAACCTGCTTCCATACGTCTTTCTATGTTTTCGTATCGTAAAGCACAAATTTGTTCGTGCAATTCCAACTTTGTGAGATCAGTTGGATTTTTTATCTCCACTTTCGGCATCTTCATTACTTGCTTCCATTTCTTCAGGCAAATTGTTTTTTAACTCTGCCATGTAATGATTTATAAGTGCATCTGCTTTTTCTATTTCAAATTGTGCGTTTGCAACTAAATCATTTTTTTGTTTTTGTATAATGGCAAGTTTGTTGTAAATTACTTTACCTTCATCGGACATATCGTCTATTAGGTATTTCTTTTCAACGTCTTTGTCATCTACCTTTTCAGTAAGTGTTAAAACCTTTGGTTCTTCGTTTACTGTGTTGTTATTAGCTTCTGCCATAATTAATTCTCCTAATTAAAAGTATTAGTCTATCATTCATTTTCTAATGTTTCTATTCTTGATTTTAAATCTTCTATAATTACTTGTTGTTCTTGTATAGCTTTTATTAAGTAGGGTGTAAGTTTTCCGTAATCAACACCAAAAGGTTCTTCGGTTACATCATCTCCACCTTCTATAACAACATTAGGAATTACATCTTTTAATTCTTGTGCAATCATACCAATATCATGTTTACTACTACTTTTCCAATCAAATTCTCTTACTTTTACATTTTTAATTACATCTAATTGAGAAGAAGCATCAACAATATTTTCTTTAAGTCTTTCATCAGAAGTTGTATTAAAAAGTACTGAACTTGCACCATTTTGTGATACTGAACCAATATTTCCACCACCATCATAAAAAGCTATAAATTTTCCTTGTGAATCAGTATCAACACTAAATGTACATCTTAATATGTGGTTACTTGTAGCAACCGAAACATCAGGGTCAATAAAATTGACTACACCACCACTTATACTATTACCTGCAACTTGTAAAAAACTGCCATAGCTACTACCATCAAAACCATTAGTCATACGCCCACTACTATCAATACGCCATCTTTCTGTTGTGCCACCAGCATAAAATCTTAAATCAGCACTATTAAATGCTTGTCCTGTTGAAGCTATACCAGCACCTTCACTAGAAGTACCAGCAGTAAAACTAATTTTTGCCCCATCATTTACTGATGTTCCTGCATGATTTAGGTTTAATGCTTTAAGAACTCCTGAACCACCACTACCTGCTCTTTTTATTGAAACTTCTCCCACACTATCAATACGCATTCTTTCTGTGCCGTTAGTATGAACCTGAAAGTCGTTTGTACCATTTCTTAATCTTGTAAGACTACTAGTATTAGCAGATTGCATCGTAATATCACAATTAGAATTACCAGTAACAAAGTTTGCTGATACAGGACTTGCTGAAGATGTGGTCTGTGTGATTGTTCCATTAGAATCAATACGCATTCTTTCTGTTACTGTTGGGTCTCCAGTTGTTGCTGCTGAATTAGAAAATATTACATTACCTTCAACAAACTGCATTGCAACACCTGCTGTAGCATTAGAGCCATCTCTAACCCTAAAATTACCTGCTGAATTGTAAAAAAGATTATCTAATAGTGCTGTTTGCCCAGTGCTTGAACCAGTATCATTAGCTAAAAGTGTTCCTCTAGCACCAATTTGTAATACATCATGCCCTGCAAATCTATTAGTTTGTGGAACTACACCTATACCAAAGGCACCTGAAGAATCAACTGTAACCCTAGATTCAGGAGTGCTACCTGTCCATATTTGAACAGAGGTGTCACCACCTAAAATTAAATTACCACCAGCAACACCTTGTCCATCAGCTCTTATGTGATATAAACCATTAGCATCCATGTAATGTTGACCATACAAAGTAGTAGAATTATATCTAAGTGCTAGTGTATTATTTGAGCCATTCCCTGTTCCAATAGTTCCATGTTGAATTTCTAATGAGTTTGCTGGATTTGTTAATCCAATTCCAACTCTATTATTTGTAGCATCAACAACTAAAGTAGAAGTATCAACAGTCAAGCCATCAGCAACAACTGTACCTGTTACACTAACCCCTGCACTGCTTGTCGCTAGTTTTACAGCATTATCGTGATAAAGAGATACTGCACCATCAGCTGTACAAACTATGCTTTCCTCGTTGAGTTTTGCTTGTATGTGTACTGAACCATTGGTATCAGCTAAATAGATATTACCTGTGGAATTGCTGATATAAGAATTAGAACCATCGTGGTAGATCTCAAGATCTCCACCAGTACCTATCTTTATCTTATCGTTGTCTCCCATAATCATATGGGTAGCTAGTGTTAGTTCACCTGTGACACCTAAAGTTCCTGAGATCGCTATATTAGTATCTAACTTAGCACTGGTTACTGCTCCGTCTACTATTAACTCTGTTGGTACTAATGTATATGCCATATTATTCCTTTAGTTCCTGTATTTCTTGCTTAAGTGTTTCAATCTGTGCTTGTTGTTCTTGTATAGCTTTTACAAGTAATGGAGTTATTCTTCCGTAGTCCATGCTTTGCATTTGTTCGCCATCTTTTTCATGACTTACAGCATCAGGAAATATTTCTTGTACTTCATGTGCAATGAAACCTTCACTAGATGTGCCATCTTCTTTCCAATCAAATTGAACAGGATTTAATTCGTTTAATCTTTGTAATCCATTTTCAAGAGGTTGTATGTTTTCTTTTAATCTGTAGTCTGAAGATGTGGCATAAGTAGTTGAAGTTGAACTTACTTGTATTTGACCTTTACTTGCATTATTTTGTCTAAAATCTATAAGATATGTAGCACCACTAGAGTTGTTGTTATTATATGTAAAACATTCATTTGTTGATGTGAGATTAAATGCTAAACCACCTGTACCACTACCTCCAAACTCACATCCAGTATTTGTACTACCTGCTGTTGTTTTTCCAATAAGTAGTCCACCACTACTATTAATACGCATGGACTCATTTCCATTATCTCTAACAAAAATACTATTACCTGCCGAGGGTTGTAATAATGTTAAATCACTAGCAGTAGTCATAAAGCCATCTTTTGAACTTACATTACCATCAAAGAAAGCTGAACCATTGTTTGAGCCTAATGCAGACATTCCAAAACCCATCGTTCCATTAGAATTTAAAGTCATAGTAGGTGTTGCACTTTCGTTAAATGTAAAGTGTATGTCTCCACCGCCTACACCTGTACCTTGATTAAGAATTAATCTTCCAACAGTTCCATTTACAAAACTATAAATTTTTGAGGTTGTAGCACTAGAATCACTACCACTTAACCAAAGACCACCACCAACTGAACCATTGACAACAAGTGTACCTATATTAGTACCTATAGACCTGTCTACTGTACTTCCAATACCTACGCAATTTGAATCATGGATACGCATTCTTTCTGCTGCACCAGTAAAAAATCTTTGACCTAATCCAGCAACAGCGTACATATCATAAAAACCTGAACCACCACCTACAGCAGAACTTTCACCTATAAAAAATTTAGCTGCACCTGATTCTTTGAAAATAACTGTAGGAGTTGCTAAATCAAGATTTATATTTCCACTTGAAGTAAGACCATCTGTTACTGCTGTACCTGTTACGTCTATGCCACTACTTGTTGTTTGTAGTTTTACAGCACCTGCATAATACAAATAACTTGCACCACCATTAATACCTAAAAAATAAGCATCGCCACCAGCAGAAGTTAAAGCTAATTCATTACTTGCTCTTATTAGTAAATTACCTGTGCCTGTATCAGTTATATAAGAGTTTGAACCATCGTGATAAATCTGTAAATCATCACTCGCACCAATCTTTAAAATATCGTTATCACCCATGTTTAGATGTGAACCTACTGTAAGTTCACCTGATACAGATATATTAGTGTCTAGTTTTGCACTGGTGATTTGTCCATCGGCTATATGTGCTGTATCTATAGAACCATCTACGTATTGATCGCTGTCAACTGAATTAGCTGCTAATTTAGCGTTGGTAACTGCACTGTTGGAGATCTTAGCTGTAAGAATTGCATCATTGTTTATTTTAGCTGTGGTGATAGCGTTATCTACAATGGAAGCTGTAACAACGGAATTACTAGCTAATTGGTCTGCTCCAACAGCATCATCTTTAATTACACCTGTTGTTACCTTTGTGTTTGCCATATTCTATATTCCTGAGTTCTCGTTTGCAGTTTTCTTGGCTTGTTTTATTGTATCAGTCCACACTGCATTTGCGATACCTTGTACTTCAGAACTTTCACCTGATATATCGGTATCTGTATGAGTCCAAGTATCGTCATCGTTTTGTACAGAGCTTACACATTCTAAAGCATGTCTATGAAAAGACCTTGATAGCTCTACACCATCTTCTTTGATGACTGTAGCTGTTCTTACTTGTATAGTTTTGTAGTCTCCTACAACTTCTATTTTATCTTCTATTATTTCTTTTGTTATTGCCATTTTTTTCTCCTATGTCCGTACCTAGAATCCACTAGGTATATTAGTTGTTATGATGCTTTATAAATTAAACACCCCAATAAATTACCACCACCTATATCATTATGCGTTGGTATTTGTATGCCTGTTTGTCCATTACTCTTATAAAGGGCAGCAACATTAGCACTTGGACTAATTAAAGCATTGTCAGGTTTTGTAGACGAAGACCATTGATTACAATGTAGACCACTTATACTTCCATAATTTTCTGATGTACTAGCTGCTGCAAAAGGTATTCCAGCTATAATTAAACTTTGTGTACCTGTAGCTCCATTTACATTAATATCAATATGAAACCATGCTGTCACTAAATCACCAACTTTAGTATATGTTCCAACTTGAACTGTATAGGTAGTAGAGCCATCACTTTGAAATGATGGAGTCCAAGTACCTTCTTCATAATCGTCAAGGTCAGAATCCATTTTTATAGCACCTGAAAGGTACAAGTCTTTAAATTTAGCATTAGACCTACCTAAATCAACTACACCATTTGAAGCTGAATTAGTACTTACATTAAAAGGTCTTATTTTATTTTCTGATTCTAAAAATTGTAAAGCAGCACCACCACTTCCTATAGTTAAATCTGTTCCTTCAGTACCAATACTTCCAACTTTTGTAGTGTCTTTATAAAAAATAGCTATTTCACCATCATTAGAAAGTCTGTTAAATTCTGCTGGTGCTGAAGCTGATTTTGTTGCTCTAAATGTGTTATTAGAAGCTAACTCAAAACCTGCTGTAGCTAAAGAACCACTTGAAGTCTTATTCACCAACAAGTTGCCTGAAGAATCAATACGCATGGCTTCTGATGCGTTAGTTGCAAACCTCATATAATTTGCTGTATGTTCGTATTGAATAAATCCTCTATACGCATCATCTCCTGAAGTTCCATCTGCAAAATGAATATTACCTAAATGTGATGTTCCTGATGCTATCGTGATGCCTGTATGACCAGCAGTGGCTACAACTAAATCGTCTGCGTTTGCTTGATAACTTGAAGGACTATCAGTTCCAATTCCAACAGCATTTCCTATGTAAGCATTATTTGAAAGCCAAAGATTAGTAAATTCTAAACTTGAATCTCCTAACTCAACATTATTGTTATAAGCACCAGCAGCATCACAAGGTATGATTCTATTGTTATCTTTATCAAACTGTAATCCAAGACCATCAGCAGTAGCAAAAACCATTCTATCGCTATTTACCACACTTATAATACCGACATCTGTACCACCATCTTTTATTTTTATATCCCCACCATCTGCATCAAGAATAATATCTCCACCAACATCTAGTGTTAAATCACCACTATCAGAAATAGTAGAACCATTAATAGTTATATCGTCTACTGTAAGTGTTGATAGAGTTCCAAGACTTGTAATATTAGGTTGAGCTGCTGTAGCTAGTGTGCCTGTAATGTCTCCTGATACTGATAATGTGCTATCTAATGTGGTTGCACCTGTCACATCAAACGTACCTGCAATATCAATGTTTGTATCTAGTTTTGCACTAGTAACAGCATCATCTGCGATTTTTGCAGTAGTTATATTTGCATCAAGTATCTTAGATGTTGTTACGTTGCCATCTACAATCGTACTGGTTGTTACGCTATTTGAAGTCGGTGCGTTTACAGCAGTTTGTGACATGATAATCACTTCTATTGCTGTAGTACTTACTGGTGCTGTATCAAAAGCTAATGTTGTGCCACTTACTGTATAAGTAGATTTATTTTGATACACACCATCTACATAAACCTGTGTATTTAATTCACTGGTTGGATTGATGCTTAGTGTAAAGTCGGTTGTTGAACCATCACCTGTGAAGCTATCTTGTACTATGCTTGAACCTGCAACTGCTGATCTCACATGATAAATAACAATCTTTCTATTATTAACTGGTGCTGTGTCAAATGTAACTGTAGTACCACTTGCAACAAAGGTATCTTTGTTTTGATAAACACCATCTATAAAACAGACTAGGTTATCTTCATTGACAATATTGGTGCTGACACTAAATGCTCTAGTAGAACCATCACCAGTATGATTACTGGTTTCCATAGCTGCTGCACCACCACCTGCAATCGCACCCCATGCACCATTTTGATAACCCTCAAATTCTGCATTTGATGAGTTGTATCTAAACATTCCATTAACTGGTGAGCCATTTCTTTGTGCAGTTGTACCTGCTGGAACTTTTATAGAATCTGTACCACTTAATGTTAAGTTAGCAAATTCAGGACTGTTTGTTGTACCTACAGCTTGACCTATAGAAACTGCTGTACCTGAAACAGAAACTCCTGTACCTGCTGTTAGTGTTGTTATGTTTGCACTACCATCAAAACTTACACCATTAATTGTTCTAGCTGTTTCAAGGGCAGTCGCAGTAGCAGCGTTTCCTGAAGTGTCTTGTGTTCCTGCTATATTAACCCCTGCAAGGTTGATATTAGCTGTACCATCAAAGGAAACCCCACCAATTGTACGAGCAGTAGCAAGAGCAGTAGCTGTATCGGCTAGTGCAATACTTATATTAGATGAGCCATCAAAACTTGTACCACCGATTGTTCTAGCAGTCTCTAAAGTAGTCGCTGTTGTCGCATTACCTGACAAAGGACCACTAAATGTTGTTGATGTTAAAACACCTGTTGATGGGTTGTAGTTTAGTCCTGTGTCTGTTTCTAAACCTTGTACACCAGTTGCACCATCTACAAAGGTTAGATAAACAGTTTCATTGGTTGTGTTGTTAGCAACTACATTTATTTCAGCAATATCAATATTTGCTGTTCCATCAAAAGATGTGCCACCGATATTTCTTGCTGTAGCTAAAGCTGTAGCTGTATCTGCTACAACACCTGATAAATTATTTATAAAGGTATTTGTTACTCTTGCATCAATAGCAGAGTTTGCTCTTGCATCTGTGTAATACAGATTTGTGTTTTCAGGTACAACAGAAGTATCAAGTGTTGTTGATACAGCTTGATTAGAACCATTACCTAAGAATATTTTTCCGTTATTAAGATTTGGCGTAGCATTACTTCTTCCAGCACCACCTACTTTTATAGAACCAGCACTTGCGTGTGACCTTTGAACAATACCTATGTTTTGTATTAATGCTGATTCACCTGTTGGTGCTGTAGCTGTTAAACCACCAGCTGTTGTATTTATAAATAAAGTATCACCAGCACTAAAACTTGATGTATCTAATCCTGATAACGTACCAAAGGTTACAACAATTACAGATGCATTAAGGTTAGCATCTGCTTTAGCCAATCCAAAGCTAGGCATTTTATTAGAATCATCTGCATCTGCTTTTGATACGATAGGTGTATTACCTGATATGCCTGATATGTAAACCGCATCACCTTTTGTTATTGCTTCACCAGCTTGTGCAGAAAATTCTGTAGCACCATTTATATTTCCAATAATATCTGCTGTTACTGTGTTAAAAGTTACATCACTTGTTGTAGATACAGCTTGTCCTATGGCAATAGATGGTGTTGCACCTTCTCCACTATTATTGGCTAATGTTACGCCTGTTCCAGCTACAAGACTTTCTACATAGTCACCTGTAGTGTCTGTACCCAAAGCAACACTGTTAGCTTGAATAGTACTGGATATAGAAATATTACCAGTACCATCAAATGATGCTGAACCTACTACATCTCCTGCAATCGCTATATCCCTTGCAGTTTCTAATGCTGTAGCAGTAGCAGCATTACCTGTTGTATCTTGATTACCAGTTGTATTAACACCTGCTAAATTAATATTTGCTGAACCATCAAAAGAAACACCGCCTATGGTTCTTGCTGTTTCTAAGGTTGTAGCAGTAGATGCATTGCCTGTTAATGCACCAACAAAAGCTGTAGAGGTTATTGATGTAGCACCTGTTACCACACCTGCATCAATGATAATAGTTCCATCTAAAACAATCTGCTGACCTGTGAGAGGATTAATATTTAGGTCTGTTCCAGCAGTACTAGATATTGTATTACCATTGATGTTGATGTTATCAACTTGTAAAGCAGTCAAAGTACCAAGACTTGTTATATTACCTTGTGCTGCTGTTTGGATTGTACCTGTTAAATCACCTGTGATATTTCCTTCAAAATTAGCTACTAAAGTTGCTGTTTGATATCCAGTTCCACTTATATTAACTGTGTTAGTTGGTTCAACTTCTAATAATTCAAAGAGTTTGTATTTGGCATCATTAGTATCTCTAAATAAACCAGTAAACTGATTGGTAGAGCCTGATGCTCTGTATTGACCATAAAAACCAATATCTAAAGAATTAGCTGTATTATCTTTTGCTAATTTAATTAATGGGTCTGTAACTGCTAACGTCTGTGTATCAACTGTGGTGGTTGTTCCGTTTACAGTTAAATCACCTGAGATCGTTACATCATTTGGTAAACCTATAGTTATAGTTGCAGATTCACTTCCTGAACCTGACACTTCTATTTCATTAGCTGTGCCTGTTACTGTAGCAATATAATTACCAGTAGTGTCTGTTCCAAGAGCCACGCTGTTTGGTTGAATTGTTGTACTTAGGCTTATGTTACCTGTTCCGTCAAAACTAACGCCTGAAGCCACGACATCACCTGCTAGGGCAATTGTACGACCTGTTTCTAAAGCTGTAGCTGTTGAAGCATTTCCAGTAAGAGCAGCAGTTACTGTTCCAAACGTAACATCATCTGTAGTGCCTACTGCTTGACCGATTGATATAGTTGGAGTTGCTGTTTCACCACTATTGTTTGCTAATGCGATACCTGTTCCTGCAACTAAACTAGAAACATAATTACCAGTGGTATCTGTACCTAATGCAACTGAATTAGCTTGTATGGTTGTAGATATTGATATTCCTGCTGTGCCATCAAAATTAGCAGTACCAACAACATCACCTGATAGTGCTATGGCTCTTGCTGTCTCTAATGCTGTTGCTGTGCTTGAATTACCAACTAAAGCACCTGTTACCTGATTAAAGACAACGTCATCACCTGTACCTACACTTTGACCAATCGCAAAGGTTACACCATTACCTGAAGCTGTACTTGTTACACCAGTACCACCGAGCAGTGATAATGTTTCAGAATCAAGGTCAATGGCTATAGTTGATGTACCATCTGTAATATCTAGGTCTTGTGCAGTAACTTGACTATCTACGTAGGTTTTAATTGCTTTTGCTGATGCAATTGTTGTATCCGTAGCAGCAACACTTGTGAGATCAGTATCCAATACACCTGATTTAAGATTATCTACCTCTATGTTAGAAACTGTGTTGTTATCTACATCAATTGTTTTGTTTGTTAAGGTTTGTGTACCAGTTAAAGTAGCTACTGTAGAATCAATAGCAAAAGTAACACCATTTCCTGATGCTGTGGAATCTATACCTGTTCCACCTAATAAAGATAAAGTCTCACTATCTAAGTCTATTGATATGTCTGTAGAGCCATCTGATACATCTAAATCCTGTGCTGTGACCTGTGAATCAACATAAGCCTTAATTGATTGTTGTGAAGCAACCTTTGTAGCTGAATTAGATGACATATCATCTTCATCTAAAAATGCACTACCTGATAAAGCTGTATTCAGTACTGGACTGTTTAAAACTGGACTTGTAAGAGTTTTGTTTGTAAGTGTAGCTGTTGTACCTGATATATAAGTATCAAGCCTTGTTACAGCTATCTGTTTCATAGTTCCGTTGTCGTTTACTATGAATTGGTCTGCATCAACAATTACTACAGAACTTGCACTAGTATCACCATCTAAAACATTGATCTCCGTACCTGTTGTTGTAATTACAGTAGAACCATTAATTTTTGGTGATGTTAAGGTTTTATTAGTTAAAGTATCAGTGGTTGCACGTCCAACAAGGGTATCTGTTGATGTTGGTAGTGTTAATGTGCCTGTGTTACTTATCTGTGCAATTACTGGTGTAGTAAGTGTCTTATTTGT